CCGGCAGGCTGGTAGCCGCGATTGATCATCGACAGAGCCACGCAGCAGTCATAGGTATATCCGTGTCAGATATACGAGAGAGCTTCTTAGCGAGCTCAGGCTTGCCGGTGTTCTTAAAGTACTCCTTGATGTAGTCGCGCGCGTCTGAGTAGTTGCACATGTAGTTGTACCAAGTCAGCGCGCGCGCCACGTTGATCTCACCGACCATCACTGGCTCGTCGCCCAGATACTTACCGTTGATCACCTGCTGCTCGGTCTTAGTGGTGCGAGCGACTTTAGGCTTACTCTTGATCAAGTTAGGGCGACGAGCCATCATTATCTCCAATTGTTATATCATATTATACTACAAATAGAAAAGTTTGTCAATATAAATATAATATCCATCGCGGTACTGCAATACCCATGGACTCTATGCTCAAACAGGAGAACACAGCATGACTATTTACCTCTACAAGAAAACTCATAACAAGACGGGATTAAAATATCTCGGTAAAACTGTATCATCTAATCCTCATAAGTATCGTGGATCTGGAAAAATATGGTCTTTACATATTAAAAAACATGGTTATGACGTTACTACCGAGATACTATTTGAGACAGAAGATAAAGACTTATTAAGAGATGTAGGTCTTCACTATTCAAAACTATGGAATGTCGTAGAATCTAAAGATTGGGCCAACTTAACAGAAGAAAATGGTGATGGTGGTTCAAATGGTTATAATGCAGAAGCTAATAAAAGAAATGCTGTTCTCGGCGCTTATGCAAAAGCCAAAAAGAACTATCCGGTATGGAATAAAGGTTTAAAGACCGGTCCTAAATCTAGAGATATAGTAGAAAATTGGCGTAGTAAAGTAGTTGGTAGAGGTTGGTGGAATAATGGTGCCAAAGAAGTAAAATCTATAGACTGCCCTGGCACCAATTTTGTCAGAGGTAGAATTAAGCGGCGGCCGCATAATCCATAGCTAGTTCTAAAGCTTTAAGCTTTAAATTTTTATTTGTACCATACCAAGCCGATGTTAATCTAGAATCAGCAGAACGACCCATCGTATGATCGGTCATGTACGTAACTGCATTAACTGCGCTCCACCAGCTACCCTCAGCATACTCAGCTCCGGGCTGCTCATGAACAATTGATAGTGCACGTGAAGCGTTACGAGAAAGATCTTTCTTATTCTCATTTGATCCACCAACAGGGAACAGGCGTTGGAAGTACTCGACGAGTGACTCCTCCTTGTACATCTTCTCACCAAGGAACTGAGCCATCTCCTTGTATTGAGCCAGCTTGTCCTTAGCTACGCCGAGCATGATCTTGACGTTGTCCGCGTCGAACTGCTTGCGATGAGAGATCTTTGCCATTCTCTCGACTGATGAGCTAAGAGACAGAGATAGAGTGTTGTTGCATACAACGCGGATAGGAGTGAAGCGAACATCTGTAGAGAACCCGTACTTGTGGAAGTTAGAGAATAGGAGGTAGGAGTCGATCTTGTCGCCCTTGAACAGCTCGAAGGAGTCGTTCACCTTGGCGAGGGCCCAGACGATCTGGCCGTTCTTGAGAGAACCGGCCGTGTGCATCTGCATCTCACCTGCGGCGATGAAGTCGTTGAAGAACTCAAAGGCCTCTAGGTTCTGCACTGGGTTCCAGTCGTCAGACACGATGTCAAGGATCTTGGAGTCAGAGGAGCGAACTAGAGCGGCGCGAGGTAGCTCTACTAGGTCTTCTTTAACGAGAGCGAAAGTCGGGGTCTTCTCGACTGTCCAATTTAGACCAGCCTCGTCCAGCATCTGGAGTGGTGTGAGGTCTGGGGATACCTGCTTGCCGAGGCCGTGCCACGGAACGTCACCTGCGTAAGCCATCTGAGCCACGCCATTCACAAACTCAATTTCATGTGCCATACTACTTCTCCATCAGGTCAATCATTATGAGAGTATATTATCACAGTTTTGATGAAGTGTCAACTCTTTAATTTATCGATCTTAGAGTCTAGTTCTTTAATAGCTTCGATGAGTAGGGGGACGAGCTTGTCATAGTCAACTGTTAAAAACTCTGAGTTAGCCGGCGACGGCATCACGGCCTCGGGGAGTACTTCCTTGACCTCTTGAGCGGAGACACCTACTCTCTGAGAGTCGTTACATGCTATGGAGCTCTCTAGAGCCAGCCTGTTTGGCCTGTATATAAACCCACTGAGAGCTTTTACCTTACTGAGAGCGTCGGTGATGTTTCCTAGCTTGTCTTTTAGTCTCTCGTCTGAGTAGGCAGACACCACATCGCCGGTGCAGTTGAGTGCCGTGGCTGTGACTGTGACCGCGGTGAGTGTAGCACCTACGGAGCCTCCGGTACCTAGCCCTCTGATGTTGAGAGTCATGTTGGCGCCGTTGCTCCCGTACGTGTCGCAGAGATTCATGTAATAGATGTTATTAGCGGCTCCAGACAGGTATGGTATGAAGTTGATCTCACCACCACCAAAGCTCGACTGTCTAACGACGCTGTTGTTGGCATTTACAGTTATATAGCCGTTGACGTTGATCGTTCCATTAGAGTATACGTTGACTACGGTAGTGTTACTCGTTACTGTAACGTTTCCGTTGAATGTGATTGCGTTGCTGAATGTCTGAGTGTTAGACCAAGTGTATGAGTTGAGGGCTATATTAGCCCAGTAGACGTAGGACCCGCCAGAAGTTAGTATCTGCCCGACAGTGCCCGTTGAGTTGTTGACGTACAGGCCGGCCGCGAGCGATACGGTGTTGCCAAAGCCGACTGTGTTAGAGAAGGTGTACTGCGCGAAAGTATTAAGACCACTCATGCCGGTGGCCGTAGACCAGTATACCCCAGACCCGTTAGAGATGAGAGTCTGACCGATCGTCCCTGGAGACCCGTTGGCTATCAGTGCGCCGGTGCTGAACACTAAGTTGCCGCTGTGCGTTATTATACCACCGACGGTGTAGCTGCCAGAAGTATTGACGTACGCAGTGTAGGGCGCTCCACCTAGGTAGGAAGCGTTGTTCGCCGTTATGGTGGAGATATAAGCCGCGTTGACGTAAGTGCCCGTGGTGTTCGCCACGATGCCGGTGTTCGCGAGCACAGACACGGCACCGGTGGTGGTGATCGGGCCGCCAGTCAGACCGGCTCCCGTTCCAACGCCAGTAACGCCGACGGTGCCGCTGACTGAAGCCGTAGTCCAGTTGCCGTTGGCGTTCAAGAAGTAGACGCCACTCAGAGACTGTACCGTGTTTGGCGACTTGATAGTTATGCCGACGGTAGAGTTCTGAATGGCGATGGATGTGGTGTTGATGCTTACGTTAACGCCGTAAGTTACGTTGGCCACTGAGACTCCAGGAGCAGGAGTGTATACGTCCTGGTTTGTGAAGCTGTATGTGGATATTACATTATTAGGATCAATGAAGGTAAAGTTATTGGACATCAAGAGCTCTCGGTGACTTTACCTTATTTAGGCAAAGAGAGCTTAAGCAGTGATCACTGCCTTGTGACCAAACTTGAAGCCGCTAATCCACTCTTCTTGACGATACATCTCAGACTGTACCAACTTGCTGTTGGTCTGGTCCACCGTCTTGAAGTCGTAAGGACAGTCGTTGATAGAGCCACCCTCCTCGTAGTGCTCGCGACCCTCTTCGAAGAACTGATTAGTGTACTGCCATTCGCCCATCTCTCTATTCCTCTGTTAGACTCTTCTTCTTTCTGTCCACACCCACGAAGTTCTCAGGGTGCTTTAGTATCTCTGCTAAGAACTCTACAAACTCTAGTAGGTCTTCCTTATTATAGCGGGCTCCGATCTTCTCTTCACGGAGATAGGCCGTGATGAGGCAGTAAGCTTCGTTCGCGGCCGGATAGTTCAGTTTGTCTCCTACTAGCATGTATCACTCCTTAAAAAAATATCTGTGCAGCTCTGCTACTATATATGATACTACTACTCCGACAGAAGCGCCGAGCGCGCCGGTGAACAGTAGCTGAACTGGAATGGGACAGTCTTCATCAAAGTACAGTGTGGGCATGGTGTCCCATAGCGCGCCCACGAACTCGGCCTGTATTACCATACACTTTCCTTACGCTGTTGATTAAATATTTATCACCGCATCGTAAGGACTATTAATTAGTCTCTTATTTCCTCATGTAGTAGTTGTAGTTGTCCACTAAGTTTCTCAGCGACTTCTCAAGTCCCTCGTACGCGTCGCGGTCCATGATCGCGACTAGCACGTCGGTGTAGTCCTCTGGCTCAAGAAATCTCTTGCAGAGCTCGAGATAGTCGAACCCAGTCTCGGGAGGGTGAACCTTCACCCCGTCGACCTCGTACGGCCAGTCCTCTGGAAACTCTTCTTCCTGCTTAGGAGCGAGCTGAGTACTGGTCGCTACGTTGTCAAGGTTGATTCGCTGACGCGAGGGGAAAGCTATAATCTCGGCTGACATTATTTTTCCTCGACGATTGGACGCCCGATTAGGATGTACTGCTTGAGCTCGTTCAAGAACATGATGGCCTCGTTCATGCTCTCGAACTTCTGTCGGCGCTCTACGATGAAGCCGTCTTCACTCTTAACAGAATAAGTGACGCGAATAGACTTACGATATCTCATATCATCCTCCATCGTTGAGCTTTCAGTATTTATTAGCGATTATCTAGCTTAGTGCCGATGCTGAGCAGCGCGCAGAGGATGGCGAAGAGCATGTCGTACTCCGCCATCGCCATGTTGTTCATGAAAGCAAAATATCCAGACAAGGATATAAAGATCATGCAGATTATTTCCCAACCAACTGAAACCATTATGCAGCCTCCATTACTTTGTTGTATAAATATATTGTCCGTCGCGGTACGCCAATACCCACGGACTCTATGATCCAACAAGGAGACCACAGCATGGATATTTACGATCCCATTGGGAAAGCACTAGGCTTATCACCACTAGAATTTGATTATGGACTACCAGATATAGTTCCTTTCTCAGAGCCATTTTCCGGTGAAGCTCATATAAGATATGGTCAAAAGCACACCGAAGAAAGTCGTCATCTAATGTCCCTCGCTAATAAGAAGAGGATAGAAGAAGGCAGACATCATTTTGGCAAAGAACATACTCAGCGTCAGCTTAAAGATGGTAGACATCCTTTCTCTAATAAAGAGAATCAAATTATAGGTGGACGTAAGTCCGGAAGTCTTCCAAGATCCCCAGCGCAACTTGAGCAGCTGCGTAAACACAATGCAGAGCTTGCTAAAAGAAAATCTACATGTCCTCACTGTAGAAAGACAGGGCAAATAAGCATTATGCAGCGCTGGCATTTTGATCGATGCAAACATCGTTCACTTCCTTAACATGAGAACAATACTTACGATAAGACCAACCAGTGCAGTCACAGGAAAGACGCCCAGCAGTATCCAGTGAGACTGTGTACTGTTTG